GAACACGAATAGCACTCACATTACGCTGTTTAGTCCTCTGAAGTTGCATCTTACTGGTGAGGCGAGTAAAGCGAAGATAGTCACTCGACTCAGGAGCACTAAAATGGAACATAACCCTCACTGTTTTGCCATTCTGAAAAATGGCAAACTTCATCTCAATTCCACTCTCTGCTAAATCAAAACCACCTTCAGCCTCAATCAAAGAAGCTTCTTCGGGAATATCTTCCCGTCCACTGAGAAGGAAACCACTCACTGCTTCAAGTTTGTGCCCTAAAGGAATTTTTTCTTTCCAATCTTTTTGGTCTGTGAAAGGTTTTCCTTTCCAGATATAACCCTCAACTCGAATAATCAAGGTTTCCCATAGAGCCTGGTCTCGCTCTTGACGAACATTGGACATCTCAATGGTATCCTTACCTTTACTTAAACCGAGCTGACTTGCTCCTTTATGATAGTCAACCCAATCGTCATAGGTAGGGATTCGGAACACATGCTTCAGTATAAACTTCTGGTCTCCTCGGACTTCCCGAATAGTAAAAAAACACTCTTTCAAAGATAAATCATACATTTATTCACTCCTCCATTATAAATTTATCCAACCGCAATCATGTATTATACAGATGCGACTAAATAATCATCCACATGGTTCTGAACCGAGATTTGCACCAACGGAGCAGGAGTATCACCAGCTTTATAAAGAACTGACTCTTCATCAAAAGTTACCGAGTAAGTATAAACACCATCAGCTTCATCAATAGGCATTGCAGAGTAATAAAGTCTAGGAAACTCAAACTTAATCATATGCTTATAGGTACAAGGAGCTGCCTGAGATAGAGCACCTTCACAGGTGATTTCCAATGCTAGAACTTGATTATTCAGAAAGTCATCATGCAAATCAGAATCTGCTTTAAGGTCAACAACCAGGGCAGGAACAATACTTCGATTTCCAATCTCTAATCTTCCACGATAAAGACCACTAGAAGGAAAATATCCACGAGCATCTCTTGGGTCATTATTAATTGTAACAGACCAGCTTCGAACTCTTGTAGTGATGACTTCCGCAGCATCCCCTAACTTAATAACAGCAGCATTTGAAGTCAAGTATTCAACCGTAGGCAGAGCAGGCATACTTAGAGTAGAAGCCTCTGTTTTTCCGCTACCCATAAGTTCAGCAGTCGCAGAAATATGCTCAAAACCTTCAGCAGAAATCGTCAAACTGGTAACTGCCATAGAATAGAGATACCGCTTCAGAGCAGTAGCAGCAGAAACCTTCTCAACTATGGTGGTAACAGGCATCTGAGCTGTCGCTTCAACATCTGGGTCAAAGAACGTGAACTTATGCAAATATAGATTAGGACAATTCGTAGCATCAGGCTGGGAAGTAGCAACCTTACCCATAGCATAAGCAAGTAACCAACCTAGAATATAAGAGCTACCATCTACTGTCCTGGAAAGAGCTGTACTCCTTGCAACTTCCCAGTGGTCACTGGCAAACTCATGTCCTTTACCAACTGCTTCCCTATCGGAACGAAACTCCTTCGTAACCTCAGCAGGTCTAACTTCCCTGACAGGATGAGTAAAGGTCAAATCGCCATCAACAACCTTAGTATCATAGTCACTCTGCTTATTATTGGAGAATGCCCATTGCATCTCGATAGAACGCTGTGCTTCATAACCAGGTAATGTCATTTTACTCCTCCAAAACTATACTTTTTTCCTCGCTCTTCTTCTGTTTCTTCGTGACAGGTTCCGCAAACTCCTTCAAGTACTTCTCGTATATTCCCTTATCAACTTCAAACCCATCAGGGTCATACTCACCATCATCTTTAACAGTAATTGAAAGGGTTGGAGTGGCAACTACCAAATACCTCCCCTCTTTAAGTCGAAGTTTTATTTTGCTCATCGTCACCTCACTAATTTAATATACTTTCTCTCTCTACATATGTCAAGAGCTAAGCAAGGTCAACCCAACGCTGACCTCTCACACGATACCCAACCCTTGCTTCAAAAATAAAATCTTCCCTATCTGCATCTGGAGCGAGTATATCAAACCTTGTAAGAATATCAAGCTCTTCTAAACCAGGGTATAACTCAATCACTCCCCCCAAATTGTTGTCGTACAAACTTCTGTACACATCCTCATACATAGCAAGCACCCCAACATTAGGAGGAGAATCCCCTGGAGAATCAGCCATAACAGCATCCTCTTGTCCATTCTTAATCTTTCCTAACAGAATTAACTCTACTGCATTCTCAATCCATCGCTGGGCAGCCTCATAGGGGACAGATTTTGCAGATATAGGACTTATCACAATACAATAATACTGAAAATCAGGAAGAGTTTCCTTACGGTACTTCAGGATAGCAAACACATCCACATACGATAACAAAGAAGCACCCTCCAATTCGGTCTTAATCGCAGTATAAATATCCTTTGGGAATAACGCCATTAATCTGCCTCCTGCATTCTTACCTGTAAAGTAATAATCGTAACATGTGCTTGACTGTCAAAATAAACAACGGACTCTGAAGAACTTCTAAGAAGAGAAGATGTTTTAGCAGCCCCAGTCGAATAAGAGGTCGACACCAATTTCTTATTGGCTTTCAAAAGAGTTCGAACTAAGCGGGCTAACTCATAAGAAGCATCCTCAGCATCTTCTACCCCATCTTGAGTATCCTGGATAACAGCACCGCAAATAATATCCTGATGGATGATTATATACTTATCCGTAAGGTTCCCCGTTACAATATCATCAAGAAAGAAATCCCCTAAAGCAATAAACTTGTACACATCTTTAGGCAACTCAATTCCCGCACTTGCCAAAACCACATCACATGCATCGTACAGTATGCCAGACTGAGGAATACGCTCAGCCTCAAAAATCTCGTACAATGCCTTCTTATGCTTTATCATTTGAATTTGCTCTTCATACCCGATATGACTTCAGACTGAAACATCGCTCTTGCCTTCTTATTGGCATATCTATAAGCATGACTTAACAATCTTTGTTTACGCTGACCTGCTGTCGATTCCGCACTCACCCACTCCCCTCTGTATCTCCAGACCAATCTTTTAGCCTTCCTGGGATAAATACGCTGTTTATACCTCCCATGTAATCCTGTTCCCTGGTCAACATACGGAGGGTAGAATACTTTACCTGAGAAGTCTCCCTTCTGCCAACCAAAATGGAATGAAAAACCTCCCCTAGAATAAGTTCGCAGGTTCCAATATTTCGCAGCACTCTGCATGAAACCTGACCGAATTGGGGTTATCATTTGAAGGAATACAACAGTCGACTCTGCTAACTCTTTAGCTCTAATTTGAGTTCGGACTAAAGAAGCAGTCAGAACTCCACCAACATCAGGAGGAAACCCTCCCTTCATAGAGACTATTCGAAAATTCATTATCCGTCTTCTTCAGGAACATATGTCTTATCACCACGAGCAGTCTTAATCAAAGCTTCCTCATCACTATGAAGAAGTGCAACGGTTGGGAACTCATCCAAACCTGGGAACACTCTCTGGATAACTTCATACCAAACTTCCTTAAACTTAGCGTCTGTTATGAGAGACTCAGGAATCAGGATATTCCCCATATGAGCAAAGTTAGAAGCAAGAGCTAAAATTTCCCTGGTAAAAGAAACCAGCTCTTGTTCTCCGCCTCGTCCTCCAACAGAAGTAGTACGAAGCATCCCAGACTCAGCAACCCGTACACCCAAAGCAGGAAGAGCAAAACTGACAGTCAGCAAAGCCTCAGCATACATTAATTTAGTATTATAGCTTGCAGGCGTAAGTGTTCCTGCTTCAGCATCTGTGTAGTTACTCTCCCCAACAACCCTTTGGAGATGATAAGAAGTGAATTGCAAATAGAACTTAAGAGACTCGTCACTAATCCTCTTACCAAAGTTGCCCGCAGCTCGGACATTATCCAGTGAAGCAAGCATTTATAAGCCTACCTTAAAATTATTTTTTCTTTCCCTTTCCTTTACCTATCTTCTTTGGAGGCTCTTTCACAGGAGCCTCTTCTTTCGGAGCTTCTTCTTCTTCTGCTATTTCCGCTTTTTCTTCTTCTGCTATTTCCGCTTTTTCTTCTTCAGCATCCCCCTCGTAAACCTCCATCTCAGTCTTCTCTATAAAAGCTTCAGCAGCCTTCGCCTGTGCCAAGTGTTTCGACTTCAAATACTCCATAGCAATCTTAAACTGTTTCTTATCCAGAGCACCCTTAATATCTGCTTCAGAGATTTTCTTCTCTGCAATGGCTTTTCGAAGTTCATCAGCAGTAGGTCGACGAAACAGAATTTCACCATAGACCTTATTCTGTTTCTTCATCCACCTCTCATCAGTTAATTCAGCGTACTCGGTTTCCAAAACTCCAGCTAAGACGAAGACATCTCCAACCATGTAAAGCTTACTACCAACGGTTACTCCATCTTTAGTACAAATAACTAACATAGAATATACCTCCTCCTAGAGATTACCCACCGCCCTCCCAGCTCAAATTATAGACTGAAGGCTCAGGCTATAATCAAGCTGCTTTATTATTAAAAGCAGGCAAGATAGCTAATTAAGTAAGAACAGTAGCATACACAATATTATCAGGACGCTGAAGAACAGGCAGAAAGTTATACTCAATCAGGAAGAATCTAGCTGATGGGTCTTTCTCAGTCCAAGATTTAGAGAATTTACCTGTGTGGTTCTTAGGGGAGTCATGGTCAGCAGAAAGACCTTCCAGAAGAATGAAAGGATTTCCACTCTTCGACATCATGATTATCTTCTTTGCAGAAATGTAAGGAACGAAGGTTTCACTTGTATCTTCATATCCACCATTGAACACGTGCCAATCCAATCCTAACAACCCTTCAATAGTTGAACTCTGTAGGTACTGCCATTTGTGTTTTTCGGAAAACAGACCCTTAATGGCTCCGTTCTTGTACACGTATTCCATCGTATCTCCTGGGAGATAGATGTCAGTAGCGTCATAACCAGTATCCTGTTGAATCAACTTCTTCCAAGCGTAGATATTCCCGATAATATCCGCATCATAGACTCCGCTAGTTACATTATCCCACTTCACGGTAGCAGTAGGCTTGTGAGCAGTCGAGATACCCATAGTAATAGTAGCTTTAACATCAACCTCATTGATTGTAATTACATCTTGAAGTGCTTCCCAACAATAGGACTCAATCAATCGCTCCAATCTATTATTCAGGTCAACTGTCTCCCGACGGACAGTAGCCTCAGCATTTGCCCTTGCCATCTCCCCTGGCTCTCGGAGCCAACGAATTGTGGTAGGTTCAAAAGCTTTCTTTTCCCTGACATAGATAAAAGCGGCTGTTTTTTGCCCCACACCTAACTGAGCAACAATCTTGGCTTCCCTATTAGGGATTGTAGGGACAGCTCTCTCACGACTACCTTTTATGACATCCCACTTAGCTTCTGTAAATGGGTGAGTTTTCTTCTGGAACAAACTACGACCAACATTCTCAGGCGGAGCAACATACTTCTCAATCAAGCCTGTTAATACATTTTGTTTTAGTAAAGAAATTTCTGGCATTTTCTATTTCCTCCAGTATATTTCAACTCACTCTTAGAAAATTACGGAATCCGCAATCTCATCATATTTAGCACCCAAATCAGTTAGAACACGAGCATCCCAGTTAGAGGCAGCAGAAACAACGGAGTACTTAGCAGCTCCACCAATCATAACTTCGATAGCAACATCAGCACTGGTGGAATCGCCAGGAATCCTAACGAACCCAACAGCTTTTCCAGCATCCGTGCCAACTCCACCATAATGGTCATAGGTAGCGGTGATTGCAACAGCACCAGGAGCAACCACAAAGGTGATGATACCTTTGTCATAGTCACAGTGAAAATCTGTTCCCTCAGTTTTAGCTACAGCGTTGACCTTAACATTTGTCAGGGTCTTAATGTAATCGTTGGCTAGAAACCAAGTAACCTGTGTGCTGTCTCCAGTTCCAACAGCCTCATCAGTAACAGTAGCAACCCCAGGAGCATATTTAATATATTTCTTGGCTGTGGTATCCCAAGCGATTGGGTCGCCTATGGCAACAGCACCTTCTCCACTCTTTAAGTTACCAGGAGCATTATAATATGGCAAAGTTGCAAAAGCTAAGAGCTCCTTTGCTTTGGTAATCGCCACTTCAGTAACATGCGGTAATTTTATACTGTAATCAGTCATTGTTCATTTCCTCCAAATAATTTTTACTCACTCTTAAGTGGTTTTAGGAATAGTGCCTTCTTCCTGAGAAGCCGCTACCTGCTTATCTATCTCTTTCTGGTCTTCAACTGCTTCAGCCTCTTTCGCCTCTTGCTCTTCAACGCCTTTCTCACCCAGCTCCACAAACTTCTTTCCTTCTCTTCGGGTTTTTGCCATTTCCTCAAACAATGCAGCATCAGATTTATAGAGCTTCATCAAGGTAGGTTTCTCTTTCGGGAAACCAAAACCTTCTGAAAGAAGAGCAGTAACAGCAGTTTCAGCTCGCATTTCGGTCAGCTCACCTTGAATATCCTTAATCTCTTTATCTGTTTTCTCTTGAGTATTAGAAAGAGTAACAAACTTTTCGAGCAGTCCCTTCACCACTTCCTCTGCATTCTTACTATCCTCTCCCTCATCTAACTTAAGCTCCTTTTTGAGCTTCTTCATCAACTCATCACTTAACAGCTTCTGCTTATCTTCTTTTGAGACAAGCTCTCCTTTATCAATCCTGTCACTAATGACTTTCAACTCTTCGCTATCCGAAAGCAGAGCCTCAACATCAACCTTCTCTTTGTCCTTCAGAAATTTAATGGCAATCTCTTTAGTAATTTCAGGCATGTTAATACCTCCAGCTAATTTTTCTTCACTCATAATCAGAGGGGTAAACTTCTCTTCTTTGTCTGACAACGACACATCTTGAAATCCACTGAGCCCCTCTATATACGGATGATTAACAAGGGCAACGTGTTTAACCACAGCCCCCACGTCCTCATTTGTCTGCTTATTTTTATACTCTAAGTCTAACCAACAACTTACTCCAGGAGCCTTATCCGAACTCTCAATGTTCGAATTCATATCTTCATCATCCACAGTCAAAACAGCATCAAGTCCTTCATCTGTTTTAATAAATTCTTTAACCCCCCCAACTTTCATCTTCGGATTATCTGTATGAGTTAAAACAACAGGAGCCTCTACAGGAACCCCCTCTTTAAAATTATTTATAATCTGGTCAGCAACTTCAGGAGTAATTTCAAACTTCGTCTCTTTATTCTCAGGATGCACCCATACACCAAAAGCTAAAATCTGCTTCCTCCATAGCTTTGCACCCTTCTTCTCAAAATCCTTTTTTTCATCAAAAAGAGCAAGTCTAATATTTGGCATTTTTATTCCCTCCGCCAATAGAGTCTTTTTCCCCCTCGTCTTCCGTAATGAAGTATAACACATCGCCTGAATCTGGTCATCAGGTCTATTGGGGTCACTGTGATGCAGTGTCCTTATACACCTGCTAACAAAATCCTGACTTCCCTCATCCTTGTTCGGAGTTGGTACTGGCATAAGCCACCTCCTTTAAAATAATATACACAAATACCTAACCTTGTCAAGCTCTAACCTACTCTTCTCCTATTTTTTCTAGTTGTTCTAAATAAAAAGCAAGGTCACTCATCTTAAACCTACCTGCCTCATCTATAGATACACCCAGAGCACGAGCAATCTGGAGTAGCTTCAACAGAGCAGTTCTCTTTATCGGAGCAGGAGCCTTAACCTCACTTAGTCTGGCAAGTGCATTCTTAACGTGAACTTTATCTATCTTACCTGCAAGATTCTTATATGGCAATACCCTTAATGACCTCGGAACAGTTCGCCCGCTCTCATCTTTTCTACCTCCAGATAAAACAATAAGAAAAGCTGAATCAGGTAGTTTGTCCAGGTTAGCTTCCCGTTCAATCACTTCAACCTCCTTGATTGGCGACTCAAAATCTCTAATCAACGCATTAAACACTATCTTCCTGTTACATTTACTTAAAAGATTCATCTCAGAAAGCAACTGCTTCTGAGGATTAACAGGAGTAGCAGGTTGAAATTGTCCCCCTCTACTTATACATAAAGACTGTGCCATCTGAACAGGCAATTTTGCAGGAATCCTGATACTTCGAAGAGCTTTCTTACCACTAGCCAACGTGCCATAAACCAGACGTAGGGTTCCCCATTTTGTTTCTTTTTTACGAATTTCTGTGATGTTGGTGACTTGCTCATTAACCATACAACTATGCTCAGTACGGAATGGCATACCTATTCTCCATAACCTAAAAATAAATAAACCACCAACATTTGTCAAGCCTCAACCTTAAGTCCAACGCATAACACCAGCAGGAGTAGAAAAGAAACCTGGTCTAGGAAATTCTGAGAGCTCTTTATCTGTTTCTTCCTTTGCTCCAGGAGCTTTCTTCTTTCCCTCCTCATCAATTGGCTCGTTACCAACCGCCTCCATTGCCTCCCTCTCCTTCTTCATTCTCTCTTCAACCTCTTTATAATTAATCTCCAAACCTAACTCCTCTGCCACAGCCTGCTCCATCTTTATAGCAAATTCAGGACTAATTTGAGGGAATCTTGCAGCTAATAAGTTCCTGAAAGTTTCCATGATAGCTGAACGGATTGTATCTGAGAAAGGAGAGAATACCAATTTAGGATACTTTTTCGTTCCAAAATTCCAATCAATTAACTGAGGAATAACCTGAGTGTTAAAAACCTCAGCAATGTCCTCCAGAAGCGACATAAGAGACATCAAAAACAAATTGCTCTGGTCTTTAGAAAGAGCAAAACTACCTCCCTTCCCTTCTTGTCCCAGATTCATAAACTGGGTAAGAAATGCTCTAGACATCAGAGAGTCATGATGCTGAATTAAACCTAAGAACTCAGTCAGCTTCCTGTCACTTTCAAATTTCTCGACCTCACAACCAAGAGGCATTGTCATAGCAACATGCGTTCCTAAAGCTCTTAAAGACTCTCTAAACTTTTCAAGTGCATCTGATTTAATGTTCGGAGGATGTGAACCCATCCTAATAGGAACAGCATTCAACTGGTAAGCCAAATGAGCAATCGCATACAATTTATGTTTCTTATCATAGTGGTAGAAAACAGGATAAAAATCCCCCTCCCCAATATACGGGTTCTCTTCGGCATTATATACGAAATATGCAAGTTTATCAGCCTTCCACTTTACATCCACATATCTGTCCTGAAAGGTAGTATTCTGATGAGCACCAGTTATATGCCCATGAGAATCAAAAAGCAATTTAGTACACAAAGTACTCCGATAAGCCAATCTATCCAGCCAGTATTTCCCGTCTTCGTATCTCCACACTTTTTCAAAAATTTTATATCCATCTCGAACTGCAAGAGCCATACGAGCGATGGCTACTCGCAAAGAGTTCTTCATTCCCCCTTCCGCAGGAGACTTGAGTAAATTAGTCTCAACAAACTTAGCCTCTTCTTCTCCTCCTTCCGCAGGCTTAATTTTAGGGCGAGACATCCTAACAGGATATTTAACTGCATTTAGAATCCCTTTAGCCTGCCCATCATTTTTAGTCATAAAAATCAGTTGCTCAACTGAAATATCTCGTACATCCAAAACATCTTTTTGGATAGTAGTTACGACTTCTTCAATAGTCCCAACAACACCTGACTCAGCTCTTTTACGTTTACCAGGAGTCTCACTGAGACTTACCTCCTCTTCAATATCGTGAACCAATTTTACTGGCATAGTTACCTCCTCATATTATTTTGACCAAAATTCTAACCCTCCCCACGCTTCTGACTTCACACAGTTATTCACTGCCCCTGCTACTGCATCACTTCCATCTTTTCCTCTTCCTGTGCGATGTTCAATCCGCTTGCCTTTCCAGTCTATCAAAAAAGGTATCTCTTCTTCAACCAAAATCTTATTATAATATGATATGAACCGCCCCTCATATATAGAGTCCTGCCAAGTCTCATAGGCTTCTCGTGTATTATCAATAGATTGAAGCTCCACAGGGATTCCTCTGGATTCCAAGTTTTGCATCATCTGAAGAGATTGATAACCATCAAAAGTCAGCATCATCACATAGAACCCTCTCTGCTCTATAAACTCCAAAAGCAATCCTCTAATCTGTTCAAAATTAATTTCTCCTCCAGGAGGAGCCTGGAAATATACCAGAGCATCTTGTTTAATTAAAGGAAGGTCTATGACTATCATCTCTCCTTCCTTCTTCCCTGGTACTTCCTCCTGTTTAACTTCATAAGCATGAACAAAAGAAAAAGCAGCTCTACACCTATTCTTCGCCAAATCAACATGTCCAAATCTGGGGAAATCATCAGTACATTGAAACCAAGACTTAAAACGAAGCGTTTCTTCATCCACAGGGTTAGGAAGGTCACGTGGGAATGCTCTTGTTATCGCCACACTGTTTTTAAAGAAAGCATCCTCAGCCACTGTAGGCTCACACAGGATTCGGCAAGCAAACCTCACAGGATTCCGCTTCTTTTCTCTTGCAAAATCCGAAGCCTTTTTTGTTGGATTTATATCAAAAGTCGACCCAAAACTTGTATACACTGCTGGGTCATTCTTACCTTCTTCGTACCTAGCTGTAATAAAATCCCCTTTAAAACGTGGGAAAGAAAGAGACACAACTTTGCCCACTTTAGGAAAACGTGTGGTTACCGAAGACATTGCAAAGTCATGAAGAGAATTAGCAGACATTGGAATATTCTTCCGTAGTCTAGTTCTCTTCAAATCTGCCACTTCTTCTTCCGTCTTAAAGGCTGCTATCTCATCTAAGACAACAATAATCAAGTTAAGTCCCTCCTGGGCTTCAGCTTCGGAATGTCCGCTTAAAAGACTTATACCCTTCTCAAACCTAATCTCGGAAGCCAGAACTTCCGACCTGCCCTTAAAGAAAGGAGAATTTCGTACATACCTCCGTAAAGGAGCAAAGAACACATTCGCTGCCTGGTCTTTAGTGCTCGCAGTATTCAACATATGAATAGGCTCAGACCCACATGACATATCAGGAGCATAAAAGTACGCTTGAGGATTCCTTAAAGCCAGAAGCAAATAGGATATTCGAAGCAACATAATCCGAGATACAAAATCTTTACCACTGCCCTTACCCCAGAGAAGCACCAACTCATTCACATACCTCAATCGCTTCCAGCCCAAACTTCTCAATGTTGGAGTAAAATAAATCTGAGTTGCATAATCTATTGCTTCATATTGTTTAGGAGAAAGCTCAGGAAGCCCCAGAAACCGCTTATCCCGAATAAACTCCTTTAAAGGAACAGGTTCAAACTCAAAGATAGCCTTCTTCGCCTGACTGGTTCGCTCCTCCGTCCCCAACTCATCTAATGCCTTTTGAAACACTCCACTACTAGGCAACATTAGCTACTCCTCTGCACATCATCGTAACCCTGGTATAAAGCTCGACCAAAAGAATATCGAACATTACGGAGACTCTTATGAGTATTACCACAGACAAACTCCGCTCCCCAACCAGATTCTACTGCTTTCCTTGCAAACTGTCTCAAACTATAGTAATCAACCTGGGGGGACAAACAGCTTGCTATCTTTACTCCTCGCTCATTCTGAGGAACTGTCTCTTTCAACTTAAAGGCTTCTCTAAAATAACTAAATCCCTCTCCTCCCAACTTACCAAACAAATTCTCAGAAACCACTAACGGTAAATTCTTACCAAAACGCCCAACAATACTATCTACAAGGGCACTTCTCTCCTTATTACGAAAGCCACTACTCAAATCCCAAACTACTCGAAACTTCTCGCTTTTCTCCATATACCATAACAAAATATCTTTATATTTCGGAAGACTCTTTAGTAGATATGGAATCTTATCACTAAAAGGCGTAATAAAAATAACTAAACCTCGCTCCGTCAGAATAGAAAAAATTAACTCACACAACTTCCAATGAGCCCCATCTTGAAACTGAAAATTCACCCTATTAAGATTTTCCAAATGTTGAGAAGTAAATAAAACAAACCTTGTTCCGTTGTTCAGGTTTTCAGCCAAACGATTAGCAAAAAATCGAATATCCGAAACAGTATGAGTAAACAAAGAAGGGATACTAAACATAAGAGGAACACTCACATCTACAACATTAAAATTAAGTGTCTTTTCAAGAAGAATTTTATCCTTATCTAAGAGCTCAAACTTCACATTCCCCGAACCTTGCACGTTAAGAAAGAAACGATTCCAAGAATGTTGGTTTACTATAATATTCTCTACATTACTAGAGGTAACACGAAAATCTATTCTCTGATTATACACTCCCTTAAGAATAAACTCTAAATAAATCCCCGTAAAAGGAAGCCACTGTTTTCGTCTCTCCAAAAACTCAGTATCAAACTCTCCCCTCTCTCCCAGGTAAGCATCTACCCGCACCTTCATACCTGAACCCTCCTTATTTAAGCCCCTTCATCTACAACCTTCTTTAAACAACGAAAAACATCCCTCCGCAAACTCTCATCTACAAGAACTTTATTTAATGCTTCTACACAATTTTGAAAGAATACCTGTCTTTTTTCAAACTCTTTTGTAACCGAGTGTAATTCCCCAAAAATCATAGTCAACCAACGCTGCAATTTTTCTTGGGCGGCTTTAAATTTCTTCTCACTAAAATTTTTGGTATCCATGTCCACATTCAGAGAAGTCACATAAGCATCAGCAACCCTGTCTATCAACATCTGATGGAAAATACTTGGCTCTTTTGAATCCCCCTTAAAAAGCGTCTCTCCTTCCTCCACCAATTTGTTATATACCCGTTTATCCTCATCCTGATACTTAGACAAATCTCTCCTGAACATTTTTACCTCTCTTATTATAAGATAGACAAACCTTAGCGTTCTGTCAAGATTGACATAACCTCTTCGCCCTTTAGCGGCTTGGATTCAGAGGGAAGTTGTAGCAACCCTCGAACAATGTCGGATATTTCGTTAAACAAAATCTTCGGCACTGCCATACCCTGCAACATAACACGATTAGACATGAAGCGATTAGACATAAAAACATAAGTACACTTCAACATCGCTCCATAAACAACACTCTCTCTACTCCCTGACTTCAAAGCTTGCCGAAGAAGACTTCCTAAATAATCAACAAATTGTTTCAGAAAAAGGGTAAAATCATCCTGGAACTCATGGAGTTCCTCAAACAGACTCATCGCCTTTTCATAATTTCCTTCTTTTAATTGCATAATAATATCTTTAACAACTAAGATGTCCCCAAAAACTTCTTTCACCAATTTTTTTGTAACCGTACCCTTTCCAAGCACAGATAATTGTTCAAGCGATACAATCACCTCTCGCAAATTATTGTTGGACAAATAATACAATTCCTTACACAGCTCTACTGAACAGGAGGTCTTCTCTTTTTCCAAAACTGAATGTAAGAACTTTTCAATTTCAGCCCACCGAATTGGTTTAAAGCGAAACTCCAGGAGACGGCTTTTAACCGTATCAATAATCTTATCGGTCTCTGTCGTCACCAGGATGAAGAAAACTCGCTTAGGAGGCTCCTCCAAGAGCTTAAGCAGACCATTAAACGCCTCCTTAGACATCATATGACACTCATCTAGGATTATAACCTGATACTCTACAAAAGAATAAGAACTGAGGCGGTCACGTAGCTTTCTCACATTCTCAATCGAACCAAAGAAAGAAGCATCTAATTCCATAACCCCTCCCAGTCCTTGTATTATAGGATAGCAACTTTCACATACCCCACAAGGTTCTACTCCTACTCGTTCATCACAATTTAGAGATGCAGCGATAACTCTAGCCATTGTAGTCTTTCCGATACCACTACCCCCTCCAAAGAGAGCTCCTACAGGAAGAAGTTTCTGCTTCTCATAATAGTTCCTCAAAATTATTTTAAAGAACTCAATAACATGCTTTTGCCCCAAAATCTCTTCAAACTTCTTTGGTCTGTATTTTATTGACCACATTATACCCATCACAAACCTCCACTAACAATCCTTCTCCCTTATCTTCTCTTTCCCAAAGTCCTAGCTTTTTAACTGGGAATCTAAGAATTCTTTGAAAAGAAATATGAGGAAAAAATCCTTTTAAAAAATAACGAATTCCAACATCATGGCTCAGCCAAACTCTTATCTGTCCATCCTCTCTTATATGAACGTCCCAGAAAAATATATCCTTCTTAAGGTCAATCTCTCCCTTTCGTACCCCAGAGTAATACCTTGTTTTCGGCTGAAGAACCTTCACCTCTTTGGCTAACGCAAACTGCCTCCAAGCTTCTCGTAGCTTTTCCCTATCCCAAATACTTGTCTCCACCTCATAAGAACTTATACAATATAGTAGCTTTGGTTTTTTAACATAAAGCTTCTTGTACTGAACAAGCTCCATCCCTGGCAGAGTATCACTATTCAAAGATTGAAATTCATGTTGGCTAATCTCTCGTCGAGTGCCCATTATAAAATAGTCATATCCACTATACCAATTCTTATTATCTCTATCACTAAAAAACACCATCTTATTTACAGACAAAGGAAAATCCTGCAAGTAAGCTGCCCTATGAAATACTGCTTTAAAATGAGTGTTCGGTACAATCTGACAAGACTCTGGTGTCCTGTATATTACCAAATACCATTGAGCACAAGACTGCTCAGCACTCAAAGGAGTATCTAGAGCACACACATCCATCTTTGGCTTAACCTTCATCTCCTTCTTATCAAACTCCCCCGACTTTATTTTGAGATACGTCCTAAGTAAGGATGCCTTTGGCACTCCTCTATTCACAATATCCCAGGGGAAAACTTCATTACTAGCCCGTTCTCTCATAATATAGTCCCAAGAAAAATCTGTCTCCTTCATCCACTTTGTTATAACCTTCTTCATAGAATGACAGAACGAAGCATAGTAAGGTTTCTTCAATTCTACAATAGCCTTAACAAATGCCTCAGCAAATCGGGTATCTCCTAAATGCATACCCTGCATCACCCATATAAAGTTCTCCTCAAACTTTCCACCTCCCCCCTGTGGATACTTTACAATCCGTTTAATAACTTTACCCGCTTTATTCTTAGGATTAAATTTATCTAAAGAGTTCTTAATATCCATCCAGGGTTGTCTCTGTTCTATCGTGGGCTTCTTCCACTGAAGAGGAGTACAAGGCTCTACAAAAAGAGGAGTCCAACTAACCTTTATTTGTATTTTAGAAGCAGTGTCTCGCATTCGAATAACCTTCTTTAGCAAAGAGAAAAACTCTTCATAGTCCTCCCAAGTTTCATCTATGTTAGCAAGCATAAAAAACTTAATTCGCTTATACCCCTTAGTGTTCATCGCAATCTGACACGCTCTCAAAATCTCCTTCTCAGTAATTCCTTTTAGAAGACGATTTCTCAAACGCTGGGACACTCCTTCAACACCAAGAGCCAACTGATTCATTCCCAATTTACTTAAAAAACGGTCAAACTCTTGGTCACTCGCAAAAGCATCCACTCGCATAGAAAGGGGGTCAACAAATCGGCTATATTTTGCCAGTTCATTTATCAATCCTCTCTTCTCCCCATAGTAAGCAAACTCAGTAGCGATTGGGCACAAAGACACCCCTCCCCCCTGTTTTCTATTCTCCGTTAAGGCTTTCACCATTACATCTTTACAGCGTTCTCGATAAGGTCGGTACTTCCAACCAATACCGCAGAAAGAACACGCTCCTCGGCACCCTCTTGAAATTTCTACCTCCCCTAATCCCATTGTAGTATCCGTATAGGAAGGAATCGGCTTTGTATACATAGGAGCATTATCCAAGTCTTTACACTTAATTGCTTCAAATTTCACAGGAAATTTCGAAGACTTGGGTTTCCACTCAAGAAACTTTTCCTTATCATATTTCGGGGTATAAAACTGAGGACAAAATATATAATTATATTCTTTCTGCAACTGCTCCAACGTCCAACAATTAAGAATACCTTCTAAAATCTGAAACAGTCCAGGCTCAGCATCCCCTAGATAAATCATGTCAGCTACAGGATAAGCAATGCAGAAATTACCATACATTGCAGAACCCCCCACCATCACCATTGGGTACTTTGACTGTTCCCGCTCTCTTCTCAGCACAGGAATGCCACTCATCTCAAGCTGAAGAATAAAATTAACCCAGGGAGGAAGAAAACTCAAAGAAGTAGCAATTATATCAAAATCCCCTGCTGAATGTTTTGATTCCACGCTAAACAAAGGATACTTATTCCCTTTTGCACTAAAAAGTTTATATTCTTTTTCTGTGCTAGGAAAAAACGCCCTCTCACAGACAACATCCTTTCGCCACTCATTAATCATCTGGTAAAGTAGAGGAAGAGTTTGGTTCCCTCTAAAATCCTCATAGCGGTAGGGAGCGACAAGAAGTATCCTCAGCTCAGCAGAATCCCAGTCTCGATGAAATGTATTAGGCTCTCGTCCTAAATAACACTGAGGCAAATCCAGAACAGTCTTCTTTTCTTCAAGAAAATCTTTTATCTCATCTGGCGACCTATTAAACATTTTATTCCAAAAGCTTTATAACTACACCCATTATTTTCTTCAACTGAAAAAACTGACTTCGATTATAACATACATAAGCAGGGTGAATACTAGGAATAACATGAAACCCCATCTTATGTCGAAAGACCTGTCCGATATGACTAGCCACATGTTGAATTCCGTTGAAATACCAGTTAGTACATGCTCCGAAAGTAACCACAACTTTAGGCTTAATTGCTGAAAGACTCCGCTTCAAAAATGGAACACATGTTCTCACTTCCTGGATAGAAGGCAACCTATTCCCTTTGGTATGACAAAGATAAAGATTCGTCACAAAAACATCAGGTCTCTCTACTTCATACTCCATTAACATCTGGTCAAAAACTTGCCCCGCATTTCCCACAAAAGGACGACCAGTTAAATCTTCAGTTCTTCCAGGGTTCCTGCCTACAAACACAAGGTCTGCATCTATATTCCCCTCTCCTGGAACAGGAGAAGTACATTCCTTTCGAGCAGGACAAGCAGAGCAATTTAGAACTTCTTTTCTATACTTCTCATACCATGTCCCAGCAATATCAGTGGGATTCCAACTTACTCGCATTCTCACCCTCATATATAGGAGTTATATAAGACAAAATCCTTTCAAAATTCCAGTACTCCTCCCCCCTCTTTTTAGGAACAATTAAAATATTTTCATCATCCAAAATCTGCTGAAAAGGAATGCTCGCTGAATCTCCCGACTCGTCTAAAGCAACAAAATGCATCACATCCATAATCGCCACAAAGTTCACTCTCTTCATCACCTCAAACTGTTTCTGATGCTTCTCTGACACATCATACTTGCGATAATTAATCACAATATAGGCTCCACCACCATTCTGATAAACTTCCATAAGAGAGTCAATCTGGTATGTAGTCACGTTATCGAAAGCAAACCCCGTCAGGGATTTCATCCACTTCAACTCAAACGCCATGAAACGCCCATCAACAACTGCATAACAATCATAAGGTTTTCTAGGGACGAATCTGGAGTCCCCCACTCTCGGCATATCAGGAACCTTCACAAAATGAACTTTAGGATACCAGTACATAAAAGAAGTCCGCCATTCCTTCTGAAAAACTGTTTCTCTCATTTCATTACCTCCACAATAGTCTTTCCGTCTCTTTGCACAAAATGGTAAAGCTTATCAGCGTAGGCTCCGTAATCACCAACATGTGCCAAAAGAACAACCTGAATATCGAGCTTCTTTGCCAACTCCTTGAGTAAAGATGACATATTCTCATGATACCTCTCCGATAAATGCACCATAGCGGTGTCCAGGAGGAGGAAAGGGCTCAGCACATCCTTCATAGCAATTACAAAGAAAAGCTGTAAAAGAATGCTTACTACCTCAGCAACTCCTCCCCCCTTCGCACCCACGACATCGCTTTGGAGGTCATTGGTTCGGATGTAGAATTCAACCTTTAGGTCTTTCCCTTCTACACCCAGTTCGGTGATAAACTGGTAGCTCGCTCCAAAGACTGTAGATAAACCATAACTTATAAAAGTCTCCAACTTACTCAAAAGCTCCTGTTCCTGCTCACCTCCTAAAGATTTAAAAAACTCTACAACCTGTATCAAAACGGTGCTCAGCCCCTTCTTCTCATCCACAGACAATCGAATTTTTACTGTCTCAGTCTCTTTCACTTCTCCTTTTATCTTTTCCTTCTCCGCCATAGAAATCAACTGAGAGAGCCGTTTCTCCAAGCCAGAAATAATCTCTCTTTTCATTTGTTAACCATAGGAACCAGAGCCTTGCTATCGTCACTTTTGAGTACGAGAAATTCCTTATCAATAGCAACCAAAACTGACTCATCTGTGATTACCTGAAGAGCCTCAAGGAGAAGGAGCCATTTCATATCAAAACTCCGTCTAACTTCTTTTTTATTCCCTTGAAGATTAATCGGGAATGTTTCCTGGCTTTTATTTTTAAACTCATCTTCAGCACTTAAGGTAAGTTTATTATTTTCCACTTCAAAATGAATCTCACCTGACACTTCTTTCGTTGTAAGGCTAATCCGATTGACCATAGCTTTCAACTTTCCAACCCTCGTAAGGAACACCCCCTGTTTCTCCTCATTAAGCTTCTTCAATAAAACAGACTCGCTTGTCACAGGTACGTGGGAATGCTTACATGAAAACAAATCCTGGTTCATCTTGAAGAAATAAAAATTCCCTGTCTCCTCAAACTCAACTGTTCTCGCACCAGACAATCTGATAAACTTAATTAGTTCTAAAGCAATGATAGGCAAAGTCAATTGAAACCCTTTAGGAAGATGTGTAACAATCTCCTGATACCGACTCCCATTAGATGCCCAACAACGACCTCCTACGAAGGTGAGCTGTTTCAAATTATCCTGTATCTGTCCTCTAGAAGCTGCATAGTTAACCCGCTCCAGAGCTTTAACAAAGTTCTGAGCATCAAGCTTCATCACATTTTCTTCCTCTCCAACTGCTATCGACGGATACTTCGACAAATCGTTAAGCTTCAAGCTTCCCTTATAACTTCCCGCTTCAATGGATACTCGGTCTTTGGTAAGTAACAATCGAACCTCATCGCCATCTAACTTAGGTACTAACTCTCCAAACCTTTCTGCTTCAATCAAGACTTGTGTTGGAACTTCCATACTGATTACTTTTACTTTATCCGTATGAACAATCGCAGACAATTCTGTATCTGTTCGTGCTACCTTCAAAACATTTACATCTAATTCTAAAAGAAAACTTCGTAAAAAAGACTCAGCGTCTGTCCCCACCAAAACTGTTCCAACTTTCCTCAAAAGATGCTCCAAAAAATCTCTCTTAACTATTATCTCCATTATAAATCCTCCAAAATATTATTTGTACCTTTCGGTTCATCTGCTCTAAACTCACTCACGACACCCTCATACTTTTGAATCTTCTCAGATAGAACATCCATTCTAGTATCTAGCTCCTTCTCAAGCTTCAAAAGGAAAGCTTCCACGTCTTTAGGAGAAACCTCCTTCCGCTTCAACAGTTTTTTAATTTCCTTCTCTATTTTCTCCTTCTCCTGTTCAGAAACCTTCTTGTTCGCCTGAGCCACAAGAATTCGCTTCTCCAACTCCCTATGACTTTCTCGTAACTGATTATACCGCTCTCTATAAGTCAAATCGGACACCTCCTACCTTTGTTTTTTGCACTTTAGAATAACTGTCTGAAGGTTCCTCACACCATCGTTGCACAGGACAACCCCAGCAGTCCTTAGCAGTGATTTCCCAATGCTCTGTCTTTATAAGCTCAATAAGCTGCCACAGCTCCTCTTCAAAGCTATGCAAGATAGATACTGTCCAATCCACTTCTTTCAAATGCTGTTTCATCAGAGGAGCGAGAAATGCCAACTTTTCTGTTTCATCACCACAATTTTTTAACAACCAAGCAAAGAAATAAAGCTGAAAAGAATCCAGATAACGGAAAGACTGTGTTATCTTTAAATCCCAAATTGCTTTTTCATCAGGAAACCATATATCTAATTTTCCTTTGAACTCGATACCATCGAGCTTAAAAGAATCACTTCTCTGAACTACAATCTTTCTCTCTGGCAGATTTTCAGCAAAAGCTGCATCTTGGAGCCTATTCACACTGATTCTCAACTTCCGAATCAATTTATCTTTATCCTCAAAATCTCGGTAACGCACCAAGACCTTACCAGCGAACCACTTGAACCAGCCTTCAGCTTTACCCTCCATCCAGTCTGTTTCATATCCCTGCTTCACCCACTTATTAAATAGTTGGTCTGCACAAATCCCAACAATAAAAGGGCGGTGGTCTACTTTATCTCTAGGTATCACCTTATCCACATACTGTAATTTTGCACGCCTATGACATCTTTTATATGTTGATAAGAAAGTATACGAGATAGGTATATCAATCATCCATCTCCTCCAAAATCTTAATTGCTTCTTTCTTTATCCGTCCAGAAACATTTTGTTTCTCTATAAAAATCTTCAACTCCTCTTTTGACATACCTTTCGGGATTGTCAACGTCTCAATATAATCAACAAAACTCTGTATCGCCTTCTCTTGCTTAACAGCCTCTCCTTTCTTTTCCATTTTAAAAATCTCATCTGGAGATTTCACTTTAAGCTCGTACAACATAGCTTTGACCTCTGTTCCCACAACCTCAACAATAGCATAACAAACTTTACGTTCAAGAGATTGGTCAATATTCAGGACTCCTCGGCTCAATGCACCTGGAGCCACTAATTTACCATGATTCACCTGATAGTCATGAAGATGTCCAAGTAGGAGTAGTTCAAAATAAGAATCCAACATCTCTGGAGGCATCGTTAGGAACTTATACTTCTTTTTCTTCTCCGCAACTGAGGCATGGAACACCCCCACATCCACACCATCATGGGGAGCCACGTTCTTCGCCACAAAAGCATCTAAAGAATCCAGAGAGAAGAAGTCCCCTCCTCCATAACACCACAGATTCACTCCCTTAAAGTGACCAATCCAGTCATGCATTACACGAACAGTAGGAAGCTTACAAAGTGCCCCTAAAGGATTATACTTAAGCTCCTCAATCCGTTTATCAAAATCATGATTACCTGGAACAATGAGTAGCCTCGGAAACTCTCGATAAATCTCCGCCAACCGATTAAAGAGATAATAAGAAATCTTTTCAGGTTTCTTTTGATGAAATACATCCCCTCCGCACACCACTAAATCACACTCCTTCGCTGGCTTAATTAACTGCTCCTGCTTCTTTAGAATATCTTCACAATACGTACTCATTCTCATAAGAGGAGGAGTATCCGAGTTATGGGGGTCTGTAAAAAATAATATCTTCACTTACCCTTCACCTCTAAAATCGAAAATTCCTTCTTGCAGAAAGGACAACTTACCATTAATTTCTTTTCAAGCTCAGCCAACTCCTCCTTCATAACCCCCAGTTGCTTCTGAGCTCGTTTTATGAAATCTGAAAAATCTCTAATCTCACCGTCACGAACTTCATACTTACCATATAAATTATACAGGTTCTCGTGGCTTGTCAGGAGCTGTTCAACCTCAGTAAAAAGCTTTTCAGGGAACTTTTCCACTGAGAATTTAGATGCCTTATCATGCTTCTCCCACTCATCCCTTAGTACTGTCACTTGTTCGTAAATATCCAAACCTTTCTTCACTCGATTCAAAACATACTGCGTCGCCTTAGCATTCAAAAGAAACTTATCCCAGTCAAACTTCTCTTTCCGTTCCAGAGCTTCTATGAGCTCTTCAAGAGCCCGCACATCCGCCTCATTTCTATTCCTCTTCAGATTAGCCTGACGAATAGCCCGAAGAAGAATATTAGAGATTAATGTCCCTAACACCCTAGCTCGCTTGGATGAAGATTCGAACAGGAGAAAAAGATTATCAAACTGTCCTCTAAAATTAGGATAAAACTTATCCCCATCAACAGACAACTGAGTCAACTTGAGAAGCTTAGCAATTTCCAGGGGCAAAGCACGATTCCGTCTCCAAACTTTCTTATTCAATTTATATTCAGGACTCTTCTCCCTTCTCTTAACCCAGACAACCTTGTCCCCCGAAGCAAGACGCAGAGCTACCCCTACTCTATTTTCTCCTTTAGAAATGAAGGAATCCCCCAATTCACAGGTAGCTAAGGCTCTGATAGCCCGATACAGAGCAGATTTGCCCACATCGCTCTCTCCGTATATAACAGTGAACTGTCCTAGCTTTAAACCGACCTTATACAGAGACTGATAGCCCTGCACAGCTATTTCCTTAATAAACATTACACACACTTCTCCAAAAGAGAGAAAAAGGGGTAGCAACGATTTAACGAGCTTCCACTCACGCTACCCCCAACAATCCGTCTAACAGCTAATCAAAGAGCTATATGCAGATACAACACCTTGCGTCGCCAGTTAGTACGGACGTTTGCACTTAGCACAAGAAACTGAATGCGAAGTAACAAAACCTCCCAGAGCTTGAATCGCTGCAACCTCTCCCCTATTCTCAATGCTGTGAGCTGTCGCTGTAATAGCATTCATAAGCTGATACAGATTCCTGGGAGCCTTTTCAACTATCTTGGTCAAGATTGCCTCACGAGACTTCTGATTGATTGCCATCTGGTCAAAGATATGAGATATGTAGGGGGGTATTGATTCATTATTAACTGGAATATTCACTAACTTTTTCACCTTATCAACTTCCGCACTCAAAACACCAAATGCCTGCTTAACACTGTCACCAAGCCATACGTCCTGCCCATCAAAGCCTGACTTTCGATTAAATGTATGAACTTCATCTACTGAAACCATACCATTCAGGCAGGATAGAGTCAAGAGGAACGCTGAGACCTTTGAAGGGAACTCCCCTAGCAACGAGTTCTTGAACTTGATACCACCATAAAGAAAATCTCCCTTCTGGATGTCCTTCTTATCAATTCCATACTCAAGTTCAGGAAACACCAACCCGAATGTGGAGTTTCTCCAGGTAACATCATCAAGACCTTCAACAAGATACCTATCATTCACCTTATCAACCTGCTCGAAGATTCTGGATAGCGGATAGTAGTAGACATCTTCTCTTGCAAAGCCAGCAATCATCTGTCTGCCATCCTTATCGTCTCCTCCCCGCACAAACGCTTTAACACCAACATCTCCTTCACCTAGCCAATAGGAAAGATGAGGGAACAACAGGTCATTCGGAATCTTTCGAACATACGTAGCAGGAATTCCAATCAGTCGGCAGAGCTTTACGAAACCAGCCATGTTCACCACATACTCTTTCTTGCCAAAACCTACTATGAAGTGCTCATCCATAGAGGGATGCAGTTGAAACTGAGTTCTCCCTCGAATGAATGCCTCTCCACAGTCCTCAAAAGCCTCTACTCTCTGCAAAGCTTTCGATTTAGGAATGAGCTTTGCCTTTAAAGCTTTGACTCGCTCATGTGCCTTAATCTGCTGTGCAGTCTGTTTAGGCTTCTTTGCGACAGTTTTACTGCCTTGTTTCTCACTCATATTACAGACCTCCTTTGTCTTTGAGTTTCTCGGACAACTTTTTCATTATGTCCTTTATTAACTTACCCCACTCAGAGGGGTTAGTTGCAAAATACCTACGAAGATTCTCTAGACCATGTTCCTGATGTCTTCCCAGGGTGTCTCCGCTATACTTCTCATCAAGATAATATCTCCCTGCTGCTTTCTGCTCGATAAAGCCCAAATTCTGCCCAACTTTAATAGCAGAATGAATATTATCTATTCCTTCATCCATTCTAATATAAATAGGGGCATGACGGTAGCTAGGAGCATACTTGTTCTTATCAACATATATCCCAACTTCAATAGCAACAACTCTATCTCGCTTACCTCCTGCAAAAATATCGAGCTGAGAAGCTTTAATAGGAGTATTCAACCGAAGCTTCATACGAATAGCTGAATAAAACTTAACAGCAGCTCCTCCAGGAGTTGTCTTACCTCCCCCCAAACCCCTAGAAATATCAATCTTACTCCGTTCCTGGTTCACAAAAATCAAACACATATTCCGTTCTCTAATAACCTTAGTCATCTGTTTCAATGCAACTGACATAACAGCAGCAGCACTCGCCACTTTAGTCTGTCCAATAACCTCTTTCATCTTCTCAATATCAAACTTAGGGGGCATCGCTGCCAAACTATCAACCACAATCAGCCCATTCTCATATTTCTCACAGAACCGAAGTATCACCATCCAGCCATCTTCCATCGACGCTGGAAACACCCGATAGTCCTTTAGTATGCCTGGGCGGATATGTAGCTTTCCCAAATACTCATCACTCACAGTACTCTCAAAATCCTCATAGAGAACAGGCATCCTCCTCTTAAGTGCCTCTTTGATAGCAGAGAGCACAAGGGTAGTCTTACCACTACCCTCCTGCCCAAAGATTTCAATAATGGAACCTAGCGGGTAGCCTCCTATCCCTGTCAGATAATCAACTACGAAGCTACCACTCGGTAAAACATCTCCACTAAATCCAGAGCGGAAGATATTGGCACCAAACTGCCTCTCTATATCTTCTCGCCACTTTGTCATTTTTTTTACCTTACAAAACCTGACGATACTTCACTTCACTCAACCTCACATTTCCCCACAATACTCCACCTCACTTTACCAAACTCTACACCACCCTACAATACATAACACTAAAGCCTTTTAACTTCAAACTTACCCCAGCCTCCTCTTCTCCAAGCCATTAGATGTCCCTCTCTGCCTGCTTTTATCAGGGCGTTATCAACATCTTTTTCATCTATTTCATCGTCATCATACTCAAGTTCAACCACAACTTTCCATTTCGGGAAAATAGCATTCGTCTTTAATTTCCCTTCACACAACCTTGTGAAAGCAAATTTTTCTTTCTCCTTCCATAACCCCCTTAGATTTCTAGACCCATCATATTGTATAGGGAAAAAATCTACCCCTTCAGGACACTTCAAATTCAGACGATACTTTGTATTTTCCACACCAGTCCTAAAGCCACATCCTCTTGCTATTGTTGGAATCAAGACACTTTCAGGAATACCAGGCTTATTATCCTTCAAATATAAACTCCCCAAAAACAGAATCTTCTGCATCTCCAGAATATCCGCTTCAGTTCTTTGTCTTGCACGCTTAGACTGTAACTTATTAAAAGCCACTGTCAAGGGGTCGTAAGGACTAGCCATTCGACTATTCCCCATCATTAGACCCTTACCCACACCAGTTAGCTCATACTTCAATTTTTTATACATTCTCACTCCTATATTTTAATTCTTTCAAAGCCAAATATAACATTCAAATCCATCTTTTCCAAATCTTCTCTATACCTAACTGTTCGAATAATATCAGTCAAAAGCAAGGAATGACATCGCTTGCAAACAGAGATGCCATCCTTTAAAGACTGCCTGCCTTTTCTATAAATCTTATGATGAACTTCCAACTGCTCAGAACATGGAACTTTAGTCAATTTAGAGATACCAAACATTTTATCAAATTGACATTGATAACCATCTCTCTTTTTTATCGCTTCTTTTTGCTCCTTTGTAAAATTAGACATCACTCTACACTACATAACATAACTACACCCTACCAAACATCACACGACATTAACTGAAGGGCTCTCAGCACAACACGTTACCTCACAACACCTAACATCATCATCACAAAACTAAACATCACATCACCAGACAAAGCATCACTGTACCTCACCTTACCCCATTCTAAAGGTCGTCTAAGAAATCTTTCTCCTTTTCTTCTTTCTTCTCTTCCACAGGTGGAACCTCTCCTTTCTCCTCTTCTTTCTTCTCCTTAGATTCGAAATCGAAAATATCATCCTCAGATGAGGCAGCAGGCTTCTCTCCCTCAGTCGCTTTTACAGCATCTGCATCTCTACCAGTTAAAACATCTTCTTCCTCAAGCTCAACTGGAGCATCTTTAGTAGTTCGTCTCTCATAAATAGCAAATCTACGACTCAGAGCTTCTTTATCCATATTAGCTCCAAGACACTCCATCAAATCATACTTGCCAACTTCCTCTTGAAGATATTTCTTCACATTGTCCTTGTCCTCCAACCAAGCTGCGTCTTTCTTCACTGTGATTGTCATGTTCTGGAATTTTCCTTCTTCACAGAGCAAAGCTAAATCATGGCGGTTTATCTGATTTTTATTTTTTCCACCCCACTCATCAAGAATTCCTCTAATCTCTCTGTACTTCCGATTGTCAATAATCCAGATTTCAAGCCAGTACTTCAAAGCACCAGGGGAGAGCTTCCCCTCAAAATCAGTCTTATAACGCAGAACCCGAATTGCAAACCTACGAACTGGACGAGTTACCCTCTCAACATCTTTCAAGGATAAAGCACACATAATACAATCATCAGGACGACCTGCATCTTCTTCAACCTTGTACAAATCTGCTGGGGACTTAATCTCTTCATTCAAAAGTGCATGACAATGGACATAACCAATACCCCTGACGAAATGACGAACAGAAGCTTCCCAGCCTTTTGTGCTAGGAATACATATCCTCGCCTTTTCGTCCTTCTTTAGCTCCAGCTTCGGGAACTCAACTCCGCCCTCTGCGGGAGCTTCCGCTACATTAAATCTCATCTTAGACCTCCTATCTATTCATGACCCTCAAAACTTAATTTGAGGTCAAGTTTCATAACTTCATAATAAGACTTAAGAATATACTCAAACCTTCGAGTCCCTTCTAAAATTATCTCAACTTTTTCCATATCTCTTTTAGCAGTCTGCACAGTATCTGGCTCCCTCAACAACTCATAAAGCCTCCGCTCTTCATAATGAAGCCCCCTATTAGCTCCATCCCTTGCTCTTCTAGCAAAGTCATCGGCTGATACTCGATACCCTTTAATTACACCAGTCAACACGTGTTTATTCCAGGTTGCCACGCTCAAAACCTTTAATAGAAGCTGATAACGCTCCTTTAACTCAGCAGGAGCCTCACAAGAAGCCAACATCAAAGTACACAGTTTCTTCATGAGCTCTTCTAAATTCTCTATGTTAAGCTTATCCACTTTCTTCCCCCTGCTTCTTCATAAGATTTTTAACAACTTTAGTAAGTTTGTCACTCAACAGACCAAAGATTCGCTCTTTCCGCTTCTTCAACTCAGTCGAATCAATATACCCTTCACAATACTGAAAAAGAAGCCCTTCAAAAAGCACCAAAACATTAAACACAAACATCTTCTCCATAAGGTTACATCCATTCAGTGCTCCAGAAGGAATGTCAGCATCACTCAGGATAAACCAGCCTTCATGCTGCTCAAAATCCTTACCTCCTGAAAAAGATACACGATGTCTTACTTCCACCTCACACCTCCAATTCCTTCTTTTCTGACTCTGTGCCCCACCGTCTTCGTTTCTCTTTAATAGCACTATTAAGCCAGAAAATATTCTTAACCAGATAACTCTTATACTGCTTCATGTACTCTAAAACAATCTCACGAACTTTCAAGTCCTTAATCGCCAAAGTCTGTCCTACTACACTCACTGCATTAATCGCAGAACCATGTAGAAAAACAGGAACATGCTCTTGTTTTCCAGGCACACATCCCGAAGCATGAATCATTTTTGTATAAGGTAGCCAGTACTTAAGTACGTTAAAATGACAGAGCTCAGAAGCAAGGTGGGAGAAGTCAATACATAGCCCCATCCAATCTGTTTGAAAATGCCTACCAAAATCCGCCAACAGTCGAAACGGATTACCCTGCCCTGTCCTCTTTGAACGGAAGGATTCCAGACACAAACAATACTGCTCCTCATCCACCACACTATCAGCAATTGCCATTAAATCAGAAGCCCAGGGATGCACCACAAACAAATCCACTTCAAAAACTTTTGCTAAATTCTTCACAATCCCTGTCTCATCAACATAATCTTTGTGTGTCAAGCCTTTCGGGAGATGTATTGAAGAAACATACTCAGATGGGACATCCAACAGAGCATTGACTAAATCCAAATCTTTAAGCTCGTAGAACGCCAACTCTACATTAAACTTATACCCTTTAGTGAACTCAACAACAAATTCTACATCTTTTTTATCAGCAACAAACCAACTGATGCTTCCCTTAATCATCTTTGGCTCCTTTATACTTCTTCATTTTCTCCTCTATATCCATAGCATATTTCAAACTCGCTTTAGGAGTTTTACTTTCATCTGACACTAGCAACGCTTCAAAGGACTCTTTCGACCACAGATACAGACTAAAGGCTAATTTCCAGTCAGACGGAGAAGCATGACCCAACTCCATGAACCTTTGTTGGTACTCAACCAGACGTTCCAACCCCAACACTAAATTCACTTCGGGACGTAGAGCCATCTCTTTTGTCTTCTCAATCGAGACTTTGACATTCATGTACTTTTCAAGCCCTTCCTGGGCTGTAAACGGCATCTGCTGGGTTAAACCGAGTGCCCCTGCCGAAGACTCTGCCTTTGGGTCAAAAGCACTCTCTACCTCCACCCAGGACAGTATCCTCTGCCAATCAAGCCCAATAGGAACAGTACCATTCGTCCCATATTTGTGATGGTATCTAAAGACAATCCTAGCTAAGATTCTCACTTTCTCATCTTTCATAAAAACTCCTGCTTGGCTAAACAGACTATCTTCAATCGACTTATAAAGAAGAATCTCCTCATGAATCAAGTTCAACCCTTCAAGTTTCTTCTCAAGGTTGTATATCTGCCCTTTAAACCCTTCGATTCGTACTCCTTGAACACCTACTGCTACGGATGAAGCAACGATAAGAGTAAGAATCAAATAAAGTGTCCTATCTTTTTTCATCGTCTTCCACCTCCTATACTAAGGTGTTTATCAAAGATTTCCTTCGCAGCTTTTACTTCTATATCTTCCGCTCCTTTAGGAAGAATAATTCCCGACTGCTTTTTTCTAATTGCTTCCATGATTCTATTTATAGTCTCTTGTGCTTCCCTTTTCAATGTCTCCACATCAAGCTCTTTATAAATTATAAGAAACTGTTCATCCGTTATATTCATGTAATGAAACCAATCATCATTTCCCTGGATGAGCCCAGCAAAAAACTGATACAAACCCTGTTGACCAGCCTTCTTGGTAACAGAATAACATATCTTTGCTATAGAGTAGCTTTTCACCGCCATCCTAAAATTCGAGAGGGTTACTCCATGATAATACTTGACCTTACAAACTCCCCTCTTTTTATTCTTACTCATAGAACCATCCTACAGGGACTCTTACAACTCATTTCCCTTAATATTTTGCCATTCTCATCCTTCTCCACTCCTCGCCACTTGCCAGGACAGCCCTGACACCTCTGGAACGGATAAAAATTCTTTTTCTTCATCTTAATCTTAGTAAAAGGGAGCCTACCCTTTGGGGTCAAGATTAACTCCTCTTATTCTAGGAACCATACATGAGTCACACCAATGAAAAATATAATACGACATGTAATACACATGAAAACGACACAACCCCATAATCTTCCGCATGTCTCTCTTAAAACCTGCAAAAATTACAAAAAACTTCCAGAATTTAAAATCTATCAAAATTCCATATGACAAATAACTAAATCGCACATCAACTCTCAAATGTTTGCTTATCTCAATTGTCAAATTTCTCATAGAATGTGCCTCCTGTGTAGAGCATAATTCGTTCCTTATCTTCTATACCCACTCCAGAGGTATAAGAAAGTTCTTTCTCAAAGTTTTCCATCATAATAATAAACTTATTGTCTCCTGGTTTACTCCGCAAAAGAGCTTTTAACTTTCGGGTTTGCTCCTTCGTTATCTTTTTAGGGAAAGAGATAACATACGTCTTAGCTTTCTTAGAAAGAGGAGACACTACCCCTGTATTCTCATATAGAAATCTTTCCACAAAGTCTCCAAGCCCCTCCCCTTTATTTGGGTCTTTAAGACTTCCCCAGTTCTTCCCGATTGAAACATCCACAGGAAATTCAGGGTAGCCAGGAAGCTTGTAGTGAAGCTTCTGGACACCTTCTTGAACAAGACCAAGTAAATCAACCTTTTTTGGAACTTCAAAAGACAATGAATCATGCGTAGAAAGAATCACCTTAATACCTAGCCCAGGAAACTTCTCCTGAACTAATCTCTGCATTTTCACCATACCGATTTTTAAAATATCAGCAGCAGTCCCCTGCACCACCTGGTTATAAGCGATTCGTCCAGCTTTCATTCTATCCTTTTTCTCTGGACTGTCAAAGCCAAAAATAGGAACTCGCCTTCCAAAATATGTCTCAACATACCCTCGACTGCTCGCCTCCTTTGCAATCATGTCAGCTCCGTGAAACATTCTAGGATAACTATCCAAATATCGGTTCCTAAAATCATCTGCTTCTTCATAGGTTATTTCCATCTCTTCATTAAGCTTCCTGTAGAGCTCTCCTGCCCCAGCTCCATAAATAAGGGTGAAGTTAAGGGTCTTACCCAAGTACCTTTGTTTCTTAGTAACGCTATTGAGAGGCACACCAAAAATCAAAGCTGCGGTCTGAGTGTGAAAATCAACGCCTTTTGCAAAAGCTTCAAGAAGAGTAGTTTCCTGAGTTGTTCCTGCTGCCACTCTTGCCTCTATCTGTTTATAATCATATTCTAGAAACCAACAATCATTGGGGACAACAAACCCTACTCGAATATCAGAAACAATCTTAGACTGCTCCTTACCCTTAAAATAAATCGTCCAAGTCTCTTTTCGTGGAATATTCTGCAAATTTGGGTCAGAACAACTAAACCGACCCGAAGGAACTCCTGTCTGGTTATAGGAAGCATGGATTCGACCATCCTTCTGGATAAAAGACACATACTTCTTAAAGTAGGTACTCCTCCGCTTTGCAATCTCTTTATAGGTAACAATATTCCTCACAATTGGCTGTTTCCATTTTAAGATTTCAAGAACATCACCAGAAGTCTTCGGTTGACCTGTTGGGGTATAAGCCTTACAAGGAAGCTTCAGAATATCATACAAAGCATTCCCCAACTGTTTATAAGAGCCAATATTAAATGAAATCTTCTCTCCTGCTACCTCTGTTATTTGTGCTTCAATTAGCCTATGCAAATTCTCAAGCTCACTATCCAAATTCTTCTCTTCTGCACCGAAGAAATCTCTATCTATCAAAATCCCACTTCGTCTCAGCCAGCTAGTAACAGGAAACACTTTCTCTTCTAATTTATATATCTTGTTATCTTTCAACTTCCCATAAAGCTTCTTATAAATGAGGAACGAAGCTAGGGTATCCCGACCACAATAATCCGCTACTGCATCAATAGAAGCCTCCGCAACGGAGTTCTTTGTTTGGCTAAGCTTCTGAGCAATCATAAACTCTCTGAAAGACTGCACTCCTACTTCTGGACACTCTACCCCTGCCACAGCCTCTAATGACAGCCCTGCGTATACTCCATGAACATACGCCAGGATACTCACATCTATACAAGGCACATCACGAGAAATATTAGCAGAGTACTCCAAGAAATCCAAATCGAAATGAGCATTAAAAGCAACCATCGGAGCCATTCGCAGTTGTGGCTCAAAAATATGAAGAGCTTCTTCCCCATCGAAAGGTTGGTCATACTTATGTTTCAATGGAATATATGCAGCTCCAGTCCTCTCCCAACAAACACCTATCCCCACAATTTCTTCTCGTCTTGGGTCAAGTCCAGAAGTTTCCAAATCAATCGAGAAGAGTTTCCGATTCAAGGAGAGATAATCCCTGAGCTTCACAAGCTTGTCAAGCTCTCGGATAGCTTTAAATTTCACGCTTCCTCCTGCATACGAAGAGCTTCTTTAAACTCCTCATCAAGAGAAACCCCACCACAAACAGGCTCTCGATACCCTTGTCTTTCATCCCCTACATAACCTCTCCTCTTTCTTCTTCCTGCATTCTCAGCTCTATTAGGGGCAATACGGTCAAATATCTGAGACAGCAAAACATTGCACCTCTTAAACTGTTCATAGACCTTTACACGAATCTTATATACCCTCCATAGCTTTCTATAATGCTCCACAACAACTTTCCACTCAACCCCCGCAGAAAGACAGCTCTGTGCAAATCTGTGGTGCCTAAAACACAACAAAACCCAGGGAGCAGGATTTCTTATAACCGTATAATGATAGGAGCCAGAGTGTGACTTTCCATCCTTTCTATGCGTCTCCAAACGACCATGACAAAAACTACCCTCAAAAAAACACTTATCCCCTAATACTGCCCTCGCTTGTCTTTGAACTTCTAGTTTTCTTTCAGAAACCATCATCCACCTTTATTCAAACACCTCTCTGAGAATATAATAAAGTAGCCTCCAAACACTATAAGACTTTCTAGGGAAGGCTTTAATGGTGCCTATTCGCCAAACTGCTCCTTGTTTACCCCATAGAGCATATTTATAATCACCTCGGTACATAGTGCCTGTCCCTTCATTAACAATTTCCGCTCTCGCTATTGTCCTCCGATTTTTGGCAAAAGGAGGAATTAAATCAACCGTTATCTTTACCATGCTCCTCCTCCACCCGCTTCTGTTGTTCTTCAATCCTTCGAGCCACTGTCTCAAGAGCCAGAAGCTTATCCGCTATACTCTCGCTATCTTCGCACTCCCTGAACAGAGCTCGGTCAAAATCAGTAAATCTAACAGACCGTAGCTCAAACCCTTCAATAACAAGCGATACATGATAATCATTGGTTGCTGGATGCTTATGATGCTCAAACTTCATTCCATACCCTCCTTCAAATCTTTCACGATGTCGTGGAGCTTATCTATATCACCTCGTTCTGCTTCTAGTATATCACTAAACTGCTCTTTATCCAAATAGTTATCCACTGCCTCCCGCACGATTCGCTCCAAATCACTAGGACTCAAAGCATCAAGTTCCCAACTATCATCTCCGAACTTAGAGACATACCATGCAGACCTGGGGTCTGACAGCTTCGCTGGATTTGGAGGAGGTTGGAACTCCTCAATCTGCTCCTGTGTTAGAGCTACATGGACAACCTCAATCTTCTCTGCTTCAAACTCAAAGAGCCTTTCTTCTATATCCCTTAACATATCTAGCCCACTTGGGTCGTGGTCTCCAACATAAAGAATCACCACATGCTTCTTATTCATCTTAAATCGCTCAGCAGCCCTGTACATCGCTGAACAACTTGAATACCCTCTGTTCACCATGAGACTAACATGAAACCACTTGGACACTCGCTTCAAGATATTAGACACAGCATCTTTTTCCGTCCAGATTTCAATAAGAGAAGACTGTCCCTCCTGTCTATTCCGTTTATATTGATTAATAGTATCTTCAAGAGCTTCTTCAACATCATTCACTGCATATTCAAGATAAGGAATTCGAAGTCTATCTTCCAAATAATTCCAGTCAGTAAACCCACACATTCGAGCAGTCACCATCACATTGCTCAACTTTGCGTACTCCTGAACTCTGTTTGGGATAATATTGCGAGCAACAAGCTGATAGTAGAGCTGTCTCAAAGTAAGCCTGTAACCCTCAGAAGCGTAATCCTCCAGGATAGAGTTCGCATGACCAATCAAGAGCTGTCTGTCTCCTGAAATCCTCTGACTTTTAAATGCTTCTTTCATCTCTCACCTCATTTAAACACGATTGACCGCTCATCTCGCTTTTTCCCAAGAGCAAACCCACATTTATTGTATCCAACACATTCTTTCATATGGTGTGTAGATAAACTATAATAACAGATACCATGACTTCTAAAACATGTCACTTTATGAGGCTTAAACAATGCCTTACGCAATTCTTGAACCATTTTATACTTTTTCTTCGGTGGCTCATAACCAGAAGATAAATGAGCATCATATAACTCTAAAAGATGTAACAAAAGACTTCTCTCAAAAGTTTCCATCTCTACAATCTACAAATCTTATCTATTCCGTTATCCCAACCAATGTATACGTCTCCCCCGTTAGGCACAATAGATGGGAAATGCCCGATACACATTATAAGCATGGAATGAGAGCTGAAAAAAGCAGGTCTATATAGAATAAGATAATCTATACACTTACCATGAACAGCATTCACCCACGTATCATCTGCATCCATAACAAACCCCTTAATGGTCTTGTTCTTTAGCGGTTTAGTAATCCTGACTATTTTACTGTGAGGAATATCGTCCAAGCTTTTATGGTTGTTCAAGTCAGGCAGGTAGTCCTCACCATTAACAAGAGCGACTCTCACCTTATCCTTTTCCCAGTTCAGTTTACCATTGAAAATTGCCTCCTTCGCTATTCTGTACAAACCATGAGTACGAAAGTCATCTGGATATTCCACATTCGCACTCGCTGGCTTCAACTTCATCAGAGGCAGAGCCATAGTGACAACCCCCACTGTCCTCATAAATTCTCTTCTTTTCATGTTTTATCCTCAATGAACTTAACTGATATAAGCTTACAGTTCTCAGAAAAGTTCTCCTCAATAATCGACTCTTCAAACTGCTCTCTAATATTATCCAAGAGTTCCTGCCCTTTATAGTCAATTTCATTCTCATCAAAATCAAAATGAAGTACCACTTCAACTTTCATTCTTTATCCCTCTCAAAAACAAACTTTAATTTACCTGGACTCCCCTTAGTCTTCTCAGGCAAAGGAGAATAACCGTACTTAGAAAGGAACCCTATAAGAAGAAAGGATAAAGTGGGTTTGGCATCCAGGACAGTAATAGTCAATTTTACTTTTCTGCTCATTTCTTCCTCGGTCTCTCCATAGGTCGATGACAGAACAAACAAATAAAACGTCCTGTCCCAACTCCATCCTTCCCTATCTCTATCGGGTAGCAGTCCTTGTCCCCTCTAGTAGGAAAAGTACAATAGACCTTAGATGGAGGCTTAGAAGGACTAATTCCAGGGTAGTTAGCCATCATTCTTCCTCTTCGTCTGCTTCAAACCATACATTTCCGCCAGTGTCAATACTCTCGACGGTGCCCTCCCACATACATGGAAAGTTAGTACAGCTTACTAAATCCCCTACAAAGACTTCCTCATTAAGTTCGATAATATTGTCACACTCTGGACATACCGCAGTTTGTTCAGGCATTATTTCCTCCTTTATACTAATTCAAACTCTACAAAAATGCTCTTAATAAAAGCCTTGCATTCTTCTATCGTATGTGGCTCCGCTCCCCACCCGAATAATTCCGTAGCCTTTTCATCTATCCGTGACTGTTCCACCTGTCTCGATTCTTTCAATGTGTTTGCAAAGTTTTTAAGCATTCCATATAGCCAGCCAAGACTCGCATGTTCACCCCATTCAGGCTTCCAGTTCATCTTCAGCCACTCTTCTATGAACTTATCTGTTATTTTGGACTTGACAATAAAGCTCTTCCATAGTTGCTCTTTTATTTGCTGGCGAGCTTCTTCCATACCCTCAGAAGAACTAACCGCATCAAAGGCGGTGTCTAACTTCACTATAAGCTCTTGTTCGGTAAGATTACTCATGTTTCTTCTCCTTTTCACGTTTTATTTTCAAACGGTAAGCTCTTTGCTGAGATACCCGTTTATCCCGATTCTTTAAATAGTTCGCCCTCTTAGAAGCCTTACGGGACTCTTTTGTCCTCAAATAATACTCTCTCTGGTAAGCTGCTAGTTTATCCCGATTCTCAGCACGATACTTCTTCTGATAAGCCGACAGCTTACTAGACTTCATCCCTTCACCAGAAAACGCTTCAGAACTCTCCGTACAGTAGCAATCATCAAATCCTGGTGGTCTACAGTAAGCCTATCCCAGGGCACTTGTGACCTCTTCTGTGTTTTATGCTTAAACGATGGAGCGAGCTCCTCATAAACCTCATGGAACTGCTTAGCGATTATCTTCTCTTCAAGCTCACCAAAATTATCTGCTCGGTCTCTCAGCAAGCCTACTTTTTTCTCTAAGGCATCCAACTCTCTCATCAATAAAGCACAGAAACTACGCTCGCTGATTGTCTTGTTAGCCCACTGACCAAAGAGCTCCCGACACGTCACAGCCTGCTTTACAATACCATCCAGAATCTCAAGCTTTAAGTCGATGATACGCATCCGTTTGTCTTTCTTCTTAATTCTTATCATCTCTCCTCCTTCCCTTTAGAATAAAAGCTATGATAACTGTTATTATCGGAGACAGGTTAGCTAGTATCTTCACCCAATCTCCTACTTCCTCTTTAAACTGATAATATGTAGCCCCTCCATCTGCATCTCTTCCTGCTTCAACCAAATCTGCCTCTGAAATTGTCTGAGGAATCTGAGGCACAATCACAGGTCTGACGAACAGAAAGAAGGTCAACCCCATAGCAAAGATTATCAATGCCCAGGACAATGCTGTTCGTATATTCATCTTAAAAACTCCACTACCTGCCTCAAGTCCTGCCTCTCTTCTGGGTGCAGTCCAATTTGATTACCATCAATCTTGATAAGCAGGTTTTCGGCATTAGCCATCCTTAGAAGCAGATGGAATGACACATAGACTCGTATTCTCTCCATCGCCAGTTTTCTTTGTTCCCTCTGAACCTGCGGATGGGCATCCAAAACGTGCTTCTCCTCATTAGTCCAAATTTGAACCTCCCGACAATCCGTTAGCCTTATTTCCCGATTCAACGAAATCCAGGACAGTTCAATCTCTACTTGGTCAGGGGAGGGGGCAATTCGACCCTCATGCCTCACCTCAATAACAAGCCTGGGCTGTTTCCAGGGGTTTAGCTTCATAGGCTGTTCTGGATTCGTATTGATAAATGTCATATTCGACTTTTCATCATAATTCTTCCAGACCTCAGCCGTCCCAACGACCCACATAGATAAAACTCCAATCAATATAAAAATCTTCCTCATCACTTTCCTCCTCAATAAAGTCCTGAATCCCAATACCTCTCCCAATTGCAAGTCTTCAGGCTCCAAAGAACTCCTCCAATAAGACAAGCAATTAGGAACCATTTAATAATGGAGTAAAGACAACCAAAGTCATTCTTAAATTCCTCCCAGCTCATCTCACTCTCCACTATAACCTACATCCTGAATCGCCTGGAGTATCTCCTCGTATCGCTCCTGTTTCTCTTCTTCCGTGAGCTCTTCATCAATCTCAAGGTCAATATCTTCCAACTCACCAATCATCTCTTCGACTGAATCATACCGACCTTGTAGGAGTTCTCCAGTGGGAGCATCCTGTAGCGATTCTGGCATGTTGTCTCGCTTCTCTTCTGTTTCATCTCTAAGCTCCTCAAGCTGACCCTTAATACTATCAATAACATTCTGAGCATCCTCTTTAATAGCTTCGATGGTTAAGGCTGCCATATCATCTTCAATCCCGTAGAGAGTAGCCATGAAGTCCGAAGAAGTCATCTGACTTCTTGTGGGCTTACACGCCAAACAAAGCGGGCGAAGCTTCTGAAATCGGGTCTTAGAGAACCTGTAGTACTCATCTCCTACCTGGATAGGACTTCCGCACACAGAGTTGGAGCAGAAGTACACCTTCCTAGCTTTTTGTCTTTTTAAAGTACTCATTGTGGGAATACTCCTTCAAACCTCACTGGTCTCTTCACCCCGTCATCAAAACACAAAGGGATAAGCCAGTAGAGATTCTTTACTAAATTATTTGGTAAATCCTTTACAGGAAATTTCATCACCGACTCGTCTGTCACTGTCCTCGCCTCAGCAAACTGGCGGGCATTGCCTAACCCATATAGAAAATAACAGATACACTCATTGTAATCGCCATCCAAGCCTTTAAATATAGCAAACATATTCCAGGCTTCAAAGAAGACTCCTGCCTCCTCCTGGAACTCTCTGGTCATAGCCTCATAAGCACTTTCTCCATCTTTAATACGACCTCCCACACCGTTCAGCAAACCCTCCTGCCAGTGCGGGCGATTCTTCTTAAGGAGCACCACATTCTCCCCCTTTAAGTCGAAGAGGAACCCAACCACCCAAGTCTTCATATTGTTCCTCCCTTCGGCTCGTTATCAATAACCACTCCGAAGATTCGTATGCCCCACTCTCGCTCACCCCACTTATTCACGCTCCAGTAACCTGTAAGAAGCCATTTGAAGAACCCATCACCTAAACGCCTGCATTCTTTTCTTGAATGATATTTTATGCTCATGACATCTCTCCAGACAACCCCAACAATTTCACCCGTACCACTTTCATTTTTATCCCTCCTCTATTCTCAAGAACTCTGCGGACTTTCTCTTCTATAATCTTTTCAATCCCCTCATTGGTTTTTACTTCTCCCCCTTCCACAATTACGTCCAAATCTAAAATGACCATTGCTGCGTATTCCATCATTTATTCTCCTTTGGACAAATCTTATGAACCCAAATATTCTTAACCTTCTTTCTGTTTTTCTTCTTAACCCTCCGCTTGAGCCCACGCTTTATACATCTAGGACAAATGCTCATTTCTTCTCCACTTCAAACACCTTTATCGACACAGTAAAATACATCCGTCTTTTACAGTTAGAGCACTCAGCAGGCATGTCCTTGTACACGCCTATAATAAAGTCCCAGGGCAAAAATTCCACCCCACACGCACATCTTGTAAGAGGCAGACACTCATCATCATTAAGCTGGAACTTTACTTCATCTGTTATGTCTTTATCCATATCTCTCACTCCAATGCCAAATAATAAGTCTGCCCGCAGAACTCACATGTAAAAGCTCTCAGCATCAAGGTAGTAACTTCAGAGTTGAATACTTCATCCCACTCATGGAACTCAAGAAGAGAACCAGGAAGCAGATGCATCTTACAACAGGAATAGTCTTTAACTTTCATCTCTCTAATAATCCCACCAGTCATCTATCATTTCTTTCAAGAGCTCCGTGAGAAGAACCTCTTCGCAGGCACAACCAAAAGCTTTGCCCAATTTGGTAATTTTATCTCCGAACTCGCCTTTCCATTTTCTAGCCATCTCATAGTAGTATTCTTTTCTCCACAACATCTCCAATCTTAAGCCGTACATAAAGCCTAACAATTCTTTAATGTTCATTCTCTCCAATAAGCTCCACAAATTCTGGATAACACTCATGACAGAATGCAATGAAATGTGTGCACAGGTGGTCTAGCCAGATGACTGTTCTCGGACAGCCTACTTCTCCACACTCATTACATTCCAGGGCTTCATCCAGAATCTTTTCTATTTTCATAACACCTCTACTCCTGCCTCCTTGAGCATCTCTCTTAGAAGATTCGACAGTTGCCCAGGATGTTGTCCTACCTGGAATTCTTTGAACTTTAACCACCACTTTTGTATAAACGACTCTGGAACTTTTAAAAATCTATCTTCATTCGGAGTCTGCTCATCGTGAACGCAATATTTTCCCCCATGATATAAACACTCTTCTTGCTCTTGGTTCCAGTAGCTACAAGAACAATCTTTCTTTATGCTCATTCAAATTCCTCCCTTGTTTTCTTCTCTTCAAAAGTTCGTGCAACATGCTCTTTCACAAAGAAGGTTCTGTCGCATGTTTGACAAGTAAACTCCTGGGGTGCCTCCTCCCCATGATATGTTATAAGCCCTTCGAATATCTCCGAGTCAGAATCCAAACTATGTGATTCCTCACAATAAGGACAGACAATACTCCGTTGTCTTCTAAATTCTTCCACAAGTTTGTCAATCTCTTTACTCATACCCTCTCCCCTTACTGTAGTACTGCTCTGCTGACAGACAACGGTTAATATACCCGCCAGCGAGCAAGTAAGAAATGGGAAATATCCATATCAGCGTTTCTCCCTCAATTCTTTAGCCTCAAGAATTTTTGCTACCCCTTCTCGTTCCAATCTATCGGCTTTTTCTTCTCTTTCTTTTTTATCTTCCTCCTCCTGTTCAAGACGCTCCTTACTCTTCTTCATTTTCTTTCTAGGAATCAATTTATATAAAAATTCTCCTCTACCATGAGAATACTTCTTATCATATTTATGACACCCAGGCTGTCCATTACAGGGCTCATTGCTCAAGCCATGATACCCTAAACTTATGCCTTTCGCACACTTATAAGTTCGAGACCGCCCGTACAAACCAACAAGATAGATATGAATCAGACAGTGCTCACAAACTTCATCCATATAATACATCATTAATTCTCTGTCTCATCTAGATAGTTAGGAAAAGTGATGCCTGGGAGCTTTTCTGCACTGAGAATCTCAAACTCAGCCCACAAGCCTTCCGTCACTTCTGGACAAGGTTCTCCTTTAGCCAAACATTTAATAGCCATCATCCTGAAATTCATCGCTCCACCAAAAAGACAGGCTCGCTTAATATATCCAATACATGCATAGCACATCAAATCGCAGAAGGGTTTATTGCCAAGAAAGCCTATCATCGGTTTACCAGTACAACAGTGCAAGGTACATACTCCCTGCATGGGCTCTCCATCTCAGTAAAGAAAATACCAAATACAATCGACGATATAAGCTCTTGTAATCCACTTTTTTCAGTTCCTTTTGGTACTCACAATAGCGGTGTAAACGTATGCCCAATTTAGAAGAAGCCGTCGTTGCCTTCATAAAACTCGTACTCTTAACACGAAGTCGCAAAATAAGTTCCTGGTATAACCTTTCAAAAAATTTTGATGAATCTACTCCTCGAAAACTGTATTTCAACACCTCCTGCTTCCCTCTACTAAAAAGACTCTTAACAAGAAATGTCTCAGGTTCTCTTCTAAGTAAACCAAGCAGATGTAAATCTGATACCCTGAGCTCTTCCCTACCAAGAGCCTCTAAAATAAAGATTATATTAAATAAAGTATCATGCGTCATAGCTTCTGATGTCAAATCGAACAGAACAGATTTATCTGGAATTTTATGAATACCAGAAACTACAAGGCGGGCTGTAACAAAACCACCAAACTTAAGTCCTCGCATCTCCAGGTCTGGCTTCTTAGAACAATCCACCACAACTCCCTTACTGAACTTTTTGTATATCTCACGAAAAGTAGGCAATATTTCTGAGGACGCATCAACAATAACTGAACGCCCTGACAGCCTTGACAGCCCATCTAACAGCTTTTTAGTCGTCTCCTTGCCTACAAGGTCAGGAGCCCATACAATCGTCCTTATACCGAAAGCAGACGCATGAAGAATATCTAAAGGATTCTCCTTAATCTCATCAAGATGATACCACACTCTTAAAGTATCTCCCTTACCCTGCTTCTTATTCGTATTTTCAATCCTTCGATGAAGAACCTTTAAAGCATCCTCTCGGAGACGGGACTCTCCTCCCACCAAAGCGTACACCTTATGCTTTGCGGGTGCTCCGAAGTTATGAAGAAATTGTAGATACGTCATCCGAGCACCTGAGCCATCTTATAACTAATAAGAAAAGGAAAGAGATACTTCTCCATAACAATATCCGTACCCAAAAAAGTATTTAGGTGTTTTTCAAATTTTCCAGTTCGAAGAAATTTGCAAACTTCCAACTCCTTAGCTGTGAAAATAACATTCTGCTCTTTCGCCTTAAGCCATTCATAAAACAAATAGACGAAACAATTCCCCTCCGCCTTCTCCTTTTCTTTCTCTTCCTCTTTAGGCTCCCCCATCTCAACAAACTGATTAAAAAGAATATGAAAATTCTCCCTTGAGCTGTGCTCCAGATTATACATAAAAGCAATAAACCGCTCTCTGGAACTTAACATATCCCAAATGAACAGGGGAGGATAAATATGCAGATAACTGAACTCTTCTTTGAACTGCTCCGCATTATGGGCTTCCAGGAAGTCCTTCACTGATTCGCTCTCTACATTGAGTCGCCTACCTAAAATGACACAACGACTCCGAATAGAAAGAGGATAGGCAGATAACACTCTGTATCCATAGAACCAGATTTGCCCTTGAAGATATTTGTATTCAAGGACACTTAAGAAGACCCCAAAATTATCATAGTATAGGTTCTCGGTATCCACCAACAAGACCTCATCTTTATTAGAAGTCCTCTTAAACACATCCACAGAATTTCGAATGGTATCTCTTGAAGTAACATCACAATCGTAGAACTTGGAACCCCCCGCAAAAAACTCTCTTCGAGTCCCCAACCAGATTTGATGTAGATTAAGCTCCTCACCCATCTAGAAACCGTCCTCCAACTTTCTCCGCAACAACTGACGCATTCTGGACAAAGCAAACTTTAACTGGTGGTCTTTACATTGAAGGCGGGGTACAATATATTTATACCGCACCCCACCCTCTTCTAAAAAAGAGAGAAAACACAAACGAAAAAGCCTTCCAAGATTTATAGTATCATAAACACAGTAATTACTCAAGAATTTCTGAAAATAACTAAGCCGTTCCTGAACCTCAACCCACTCAGAAAAGTCATCTTTATACGCTACGTTCATCAAATCCTCCTCATTTTGAAATGAAACTTTATTAAGTCGGTATCTATCCCGAACCCAAAGCCCAAACAACTTCTTCCGTACATAAGAAGAAAAGAAAGGCATTAATGTGCCCCTTGCCTTATCATAAGTTCTCTTAAAACTCTCACTGAAGAATAAAAAATCCACTGTGATGTCGTGGGCTATCACTTTGTAATAATCAAAAGAAAAGTATCCAGTTCCAAGAACAATCTCATATGCCCTCTCATTAAGGACGGGGTACAATCCTTCAATATCAGACATCTAACACTCCTATTAAAAATCAAACTACACTATAATCAAAGACTATAAGCCTCGAATTTTTAACCCCACAAAACTTCTTCGCCCAACAGAACTGGACAACCACTGGCTCTTTCACTTTTTCAAGAATCGCAGTTAGTATCCGAACAATACAACGCATCTTCACACTCTCTACTAGCTCGACTGTACTGAATCGCACAGGTTGTTTCTTCGAAATACTATACTCGCCCGTCCCATCTAAATCAAATCTCACCCATCCTTTAAACTCATAAGACACATCTTCCATTACAATTACTTTATATTTATGCTCAAGGACAACAGATTCAACAAAAATCGAACCCAACGGGAGGTTGGGACGGTGTAAAGAAGAACTTCCATCCTTCTGAGCAGCAAGGATAGTCAGTGTCTTTGGTCTCTGAAAGTGCTCAATTAATAACTGGAACGTCCCATTCTTCCAACTCGAATTAGGGTTCACCACAAAAAGCGGGACATTAAAGCCCCACTCAACGAGCTGAAGGAACCTATCAACCTGCATCTTCCTCCTTAATCTCCACAGGCTTGCCTTGCACATGAGCACAATGGGGGCAAGCCTCCATAGGCTGACTCTGTATAACAGAAATCGCTCCAAAGGAAGCTCCCTCTTCACCAGGAGGAGGCTCAGATGCTTCCGTGTGACCTAGTTCATAAATAACGATAAATCTCTTCTTGCACTTCTCACACTCACTTCGGACTAGAGTAATTTCCCCCCAAACTTTCTTGATTTTTTGAAACCGCATATCTCTCTCCTTAGAAAGGAAAAGCTGGGGTGGGGTTTACACCCACAGTACTTAAAGTACGACTAGGAGCGTCCTCCTACCCAGCATACCTTAGTTAAACGCAATCCTTATTCTGGTAGCGGGGGTGGGATTCGAACCCACATGGAGCTGTGTATGAGACAGCCGAGTTACCGTTACTCTACCCCGCACCACCAACAAAACATCGCCTTCTATCTCGTCATATCCTTCTGATAACGAGCGATGGCATTCAGAACCATTGGAGAGAAGTCCTTGTATACTTTCTGGTGTTTCGCTAACCTGCGGAGATGACTCCGTTGGTGTTTTTTCAACAACGTGTACATCTTGCATTTCTGAGCATCTCTCCCATATTTAGTCCTCTTATGACCATTGTGTGCCATGATGACCTCCGTTAGTAAGCCATCATGACACCTCCTACAGATATTAACATATCATTATCCTTTATTTTTAAAATCAAACTTAAGCTGAAAAACCTGCCCGCCTGCCTCAGCAACATGTATACGAATTCCCGTATTCTTTACACTCACATACGCTTCTATCGCTCCAAAGTCCTTTTCTATCTTATCTTCCAATTTATGCCTCTGGTCGTGCAAAGCAACAAATGTGTCATACAACATTTGTGCATATGGTTCAAGCTTTTTTTGCCATTCCCTTCTAGTCATCACTTTTCTCCTTCATACGCTCACACTTCTCGATAGTAACAGTCACATCATTAAAAAACGACCTCATAGCTGATTGAAGGCGATTCTTAAAGATTCTTGGGGCTTCCTTGTCAGGAGTACTATTATACAAAAGCCCTTCGCACACAAACGAAGCAGTAACTCTGTATCTACCCACGATTCACTTCTTCCAACTTCTCCCGCAGTGAGTTGTACATATGGTGGTGGAACGCCTGCGATGCCAAGTACAACGCCTTCACTCCCTTCGCAAATTCAAGCGATGGAACTTCTCCAACAGGAACACGAATTTTGGTCTCAAATCCGTTCTTGCCAGTCTTTTTAATCTCAAACTCAATCGCTATCGGTTCTGCATCCAAATCAATATCGGCAGCGTCCTCCACCTGTGGGTACATCCATCTAGTCTTAACCTGAATATCATCAGCACCCATTTCTAATCGTCTCCGTTCCCTTTGTCATCATCAGGCTCGTCTTCTCCACCGCCTCCTCCGCCAGGTGTACCTGGTGAGGGGATAGATTTCTTATCCGCTTTTCTAAAGAAAAGGAACAGAAATCCCGCACCAAAAAGCAGTAAAAGAAATACGTCAAATCCAGACATTTAAGCCTCCTTCTATTTATGCTTATAAGTTTTCTTCGCTCCTACCACCTTCTTGAACTCTCTGCTATCAGGAATATCTCTTTCTCCATCTTCTTTAAATTTTATAATAGGAAACCATGAGAGTATCTCATACTTATCAACAGGGAGCCCGTCCCCTTTTACTTCGGGATTTGAGTCAAAAATCCGCTCGCCATCCCAATACAGAACATGAGTATTCGCTTTGAACCTCTGGGATTTAACGACAACATAAGCAGGGTAATCGTGAAGACGGAAATGTATTTTCAGCCCAGTGTCTCTGGACATAAACGAACTTGCTTCCTTATGACTGTATCCAACTCCGACGGCATAGCCCTTACTCAGAAGATATTTGTAAAAATCCAAATCGCTGTGTGGAGGAAGCTTATGAGCAAAAAAGTCTTTGAACTCAGCCACAGTTGTCCCAGTCGCCATAGCTGCCACACATGCGACACATGACACTTTATCCGTTTGTTTGATTGCTTTCATCGTTCTCCTTTTCCTCGATTACAGTGACCTCTCCCGAAAAAGTAATAACACCGTTCTCAATTTTTTCTATCTCAAAGTGCTCACACATCCACATTAGCTCACCAAATGTTAATGGTTTCTCCACATCTATCTCTAGAGGAGGTTCTTCCTTACCCATGTCCTGCCTCAATTACTTCCAGCAACCTCATCCCGATTGCTGTAATGACTGGGATGCTCACCGCATTGCCCATCAGCCTCATCCTCACGCTGTCCAACCTGTCGGAAAACCTTGAAGTCGTTCTGCCGACTCTGGTAGCATCTTTTTTAATGTGCCATCCCTGCTTAGAATGTCGGGGACGTGCCCACCCCCTTTTGGTGTCCTCAACGTCGGTGAATAGGCTGTGAAAATACGAAGCTGTTTTTCGCTGAATCCTTTGTACTTGTTGTGGATTAAAGCGACAGTCTCTCCGAACACAGAAGATAAACACACGCTTTCGATTCTGCGGTAAACCAAACGCAAGAGTGTTGAGCACGGCATATTCCCACTCATATCCCAGCTTCTCGATTTCGATAAGAGCAAAGGCTTTGAACCTAAGAAATCCCTCAACATTTTCGAGTAGCATGTATTTTGGCTGTTTCGCCTCTGCAATTCTGAACAGTTCAAGAAGTAACCTGCCCTCCTTGCCTTTGTACCCTTTGCCCGTCCCCTGACGGGAAAAATCTGGACAAGGGAATCCCGCAGTGAGGAGGTCATGGTCTGGGATGTCGTCTGGGTGAATCTCATGTATATCCCGCTCAACTAGCTCTCCATCTCCGAAGTTCTTTCTGTACACGTCACACGCATCTCGGTCATTATCATTCGCCCAGATACACCTGAACTCTTCGCCAGCCCGCTCCAGCCCAAGCCTGAATCCACCAACTCCGCAGAACATCTCAATGAATGTGATTTCATTTCTTTTTCTTAAGTAAGTACTCAAGTGTATCCCTCAAAAGATGAACGCTCAAGCTTATGAGCGTCTCTATCGCTTTTATATCATCTATCTCACCCTCATCCCAATGCTCGAACATATCGTTAACATCGAAATGAAAATCCGATATAATCGTCTTAAGTGGCTTCATCGTTCTCCGCATCTTCGAGCTTTGACTCTTCTTCTTTTACGAGCCACTCGACCCAACACTCACGCCCGCAGAAATGAGCCTCTTCATAACACTTAAACTCAACAGCCAACTCGACAAGGCAGTTCTCACATACATCAACGTCTCCTCCGCATACATTACAGCTCATTTCTCTTGACCCACTTCTTATAAGAGCCCCATCCTGCCACGATTGCGGACGCAACCATAGCAACACAAGCGAAAGTCAGGAATATCTTGCCTCCTCTGCTCCAATCCTCAAATATCCCATATTTCTCCGACCATGCGAGATAGGTTGGGAAGGCTCCGAGTGCGATATACGCTAGGAAGAACGAGAACGCAAGCATCTTCATCCAGAACTTCCGCCTCTGCCATCGCCATTTCTTCAGAAGTGCAGCTAACTTCAGGAGGTGTTCTGGTGGGGATTCTTTTTCCAGTGCCTGCTGGGAGCAGGCTGGGGATTCTTCTTTTTCCGCAATTGAGCCTTTTAGCTCTTCGATGAGCTCTCGGTTGGGCTTGTAGTAGGTCTTTTTGGGTTCTTTTTCCGTTGTGGTGTCGTGCTTTCTCATTTGAAATTTTGCGTTTTCCGTTTTTTAAAGACTCCTCAGTGTGAAAAATCTCATTACACAGACTATACCTTACTCCAGGGAAAATTGCAAGTGATTTCTTAAAGTTTTTTGAGGGGAGGAGCAACAGTCTGGCAACCGACGCTCCTCCCAAACTAAGGAGTTAATCTATGGATAAGCACTTATAATATACCCTGGCATCCCTCGGTTGTCAAGCGTCCCCTGGCTCATCCGTCGGGGGGCGAATCCTGGGAAATTTCAGGGTAAAATTTTTAGGTAAAATATTATATAAAAAATTTTTGGCAAAAAGTATACCATCCCTATTAAGGTAACCTGAATAACACAAGAATGTTTTTATCATAAAATCCTCGTTTTGCCTTAGCATCCTGAGAAGCATCCTGTCTTAGTCAATAGGATATAGCAAGTTATCTATATCATTTGCGGCTTGTCTTAGCATCCTGGCTTGCTCATTTAACTTAATCGCTGTACTAACTTTAAGGTCTTGGCTTGATATTGTCATCTCGATATATGTAGCTTGCTTTTTATAACTATCTCTTTGACTAACTAAAGATAATCTTAAAGCATCCTCTGTCTTGCTCATAGTATCACCCCCTATATAATAATGTAGCTTGGGGACGTGCAACTGATTTTTAACTCTTTATAAGATAAGGTAATCAAGGCAAACTAAAAAGATAATCATCTTAGGCTATTGCTTTATAAAAGCAAAACTCTTTCATTGCCTAAAAGCTATCTATAACAATTGCCTTAACTCTGTTTTTTTGCTTCTCTTGTCTTTTGTCGCCTAAGAGCAGCTCTTAGTTTGACAAAATTCTCTGAGGTCTTGAATTGACCTGCTTTATCTTTTGCAACTTGGAGGGGCAACTTAGAAAACAATATCAACTTAGCGATTGTATCAGCACCCTCTTGAAGTGATACTCCATCGCTAGTACGTACAACATAAGAAATAGAACCTTTTTGACCTGTTACACTAGCACGAAAAGACTTGTTATCAAATGCAACAACTTCAACACGTCCAACTTTTTTGACCTCAGATAAAAGACTGTCAAAACTTGTCGCCTCTGATTCAATATCAATAGCGACTAAATCAGTGTCTTTTATCATTTGTGTCTTCTCTCCTCTGCTACACGTCCCCTATTGCTACTATCTTATAAAAAGCTAAATTGTAAAATAACTTAAGTCAAGATTAAACTATCTTGAATAATCAAGAGAGAATTACTCTTGCGGCTTTTTTCATTGCTCTTCGTTCTCTCTTGCATGATACCCCAAGCTTATAGGAAAAGACTCCGTTTGTCAAGTATTATTTGCATTTATTTTAAAATATTTTTCATGCTACTTCGAGCGTTTTTGTGCCAAATTGACAGCATCCTGAGAATAACCCCGCCCCGATTCCCTGCCTTGATTCCTGACATCCTGCCAACCCCTTCCCAACCTATCCGCCCAACCTGTCGCAATTACCGCTTCCAATTTTCCCTAAACCCTATTACCCCTGCACAACCTGGGGCATCCTACCAACCTACATACCAACCTGGAAACCAACCTACCGAGCTACCTATCCTGCCCAGAAAATCCTACCAACCCGACGCAATTACCAGCCCGTCAGTTTCCCCAAACCCTCAACCTAACCTACCTATTAAGAAACCTACCCACGCTGGTAAGAAACTCTGACATATGGTTCAGTAATCCATCCACAGAGCAGAAATGTTCCTCAGCCTGACCAGAATTGTTAGCTTAACCCCCGTAACAACCTAAAGCGGTATTCAACCTGACTACCCCTGTGCACATTTTCTACCGAGAGGATTTGAAGTCTATTTATACCAACAGCTTCCAGGGAN